GTGTTCTTCTTCCAGATGTTACGTAAGTATCTGAAGTCAGTCAAGGTCGCCTGTAGTGTGCCGATGATGGCTGCTACTTCCGCCTTAGCTTTCAACGTCTCTTCCGTGTCATCCTCTCGTACTACAATCTCTGACAAGTTACAGAACTGATTACTGCGTAGGATAATCTCAGAGCAAGGGTTAGTACCAAAGTCATAAGTAGGGTCTCGACGACCATTCCTAGCTGCAATCTTCTGTGCTGCTATACGACTAAACAAACCACGTTCACCTGACTTAGACTCATACAACGTCTGCATCTCGTTGAGGAACGCTTGGAAGTCTGGCTTCTCTGTGTACGCTACGCTGTTGTTAGCCAGTCTACGGTGTCCGTCATTCTCCCACCACGCCCCTGACTTAGCCTTAGCCATACGGCCATCGGAGAGGTTTGACAAGCTAATCAAAGCTGAACGTCTAACACCACCAACAACTACAATGTCTGCAACCTTACATACTACATCGTGACACTCAATGGATGTCAGCTTACGTCCCTCTGCCTTACGGAAGACATCAACACAGAAGTGGAACAAGTCATCGAGAGGCTGTGGGCCTGACGCTCGACCACCAAAGGTCTCTAAGCGTTCGCCTGCACCACGTACCTGACTCATATCCCACTTAGGTATCTTACCTGCGTACAGCATAGCGATAAGCTCACGGAACGCTGATGCCCATCCTACCTTACTGTCTCCTACCACAATTGTTGTGTCAGTCTTATGGAATGACTCTGCAACTACAGGCAGCTTAGTAATGAAGTTACGTTCAACACTGAACCCTACACCAGTGCCGCACATCAGCACGTACATAAGCTCGTCAAAGCTACGTGGTGAGTCAATGGCTAGGTAACTACAGTTGAAACCGGCTACGTTGTCCTTGTCTAGTGCTACACCGGCTGTCATTAAGCAGCGCATTGATGGCATGACTTCCAAGTTGACAATAGAGTTATACAGTTTCTTGGCCACTTTACTGTCAATCTGTCCACGTTTTGTCCAGAAATCGACATAACGTTGCACTGTTTCTTCCCACGTCTCTCGACGACCTTCTTCCTTCATCCATCGTGCGTAACGTGACTTGTGTATAAACTGTTGGTACTTATCCATTCTTCTTTTTATCCTTATCTTGTTTGTCTTTGCTCTTCTTACCGAAGATAGCATCAAAGTTGTTTTCGTATTTCTTCTTGTCAGTAGGTCTCACTGTTGAGCCTTTACCACCGTGGGTTTGTCCCTGCATTTTTGTTTTTTCTCCATTTGTGGGTAGGTGCCGATTGCTATCTGCCAGCAGGACACGTAGAAGTCTATAATCTCGTCTTTGTGTTCCCAGCAGATAACCGCAGGGACATAGACAGGAGAGGCAAGGAAAGTCAGTAAGGCGTAAAACCTCATCTTATTGTTTTTTGACATTACTCTACCTCCTCAGTCAGTCGTTCTAAGTACCACTGTGCTTTCTTTAAGTCTTCTACAGGCTTACCCTTGTAGTCATAACGCCAAAGGTACTTCATAGCGTTACCCTTCAGGTAGCCTTTGAACTCTGTGTCAGACATGCTGGCTTCAATAGCTTCGATACATTCCACAGAACCAGCGTTGTAATGCATTGGGCTTTCTACAGGGTCATCGACTGAGGGATACTCTAAGTACTCTTGCCTGTCGTCATCCTTTAGTTCTTGCTTTGCCATTGCACCGTACTTCTTACGTAACATGTCCCACATCTCGGGTGTTGCTTTATTAATGCTCATAAGAATCCTCTCTATGTCTAAGTAGTCTATCTTCAAATGCTTCCAGTAAGTCTTCACCGTTTATCTCCAGCACTTCCAGTATTAGTATCTCGTCGTGGTCACGTAGGAACTGTTCCTTGTATTCTTCAAATGACATTTTTATCTCTCACATACTGTAATAGTTCAGTCGTAGTTTTTACAGTGTAGCACTTGAAGCCTTCCTTCTCGCACCACTGCCCCATGTTCATCTTGCTGCCCTTCCGTACCTTCTTTAGAGGGTCTGACAAAACAAACACTAACTCCCACTCTGGCATTGAATCTCGGATGGCGGTGTACTTTTGTGTGTCGCCTACCCTGAAGTATCCCTTAGCCTCGATGAGTATTTTCTTTTCGTTGTGTACAAAGTCTGGTACGTACTTACGATATGTAACATAAGGCAGTCTAAACGGTTCGTATAAAAAGTCGCTGGTTAGTTTGTCATTAAGGGCTGACTCTAGGCCAGACCTAAATTTCTTCTTTTTAGTCATTAGAATTTAAGCTCCTGCACGTTTGGCTCTTTAACTACCTTGCATAAATACTTTGGAGCGTATGAATAGTTGTAAAGCTTTAACTCTGGATAGCAGTGTTTTTTGTATTGGCAGTAGGAGCATCCAATAGCCAGTTTTAAGTTTCCTGACTTGCCATCTGGTTGTGGCGTATAGCACACTGCCGATGGTTCTGGACGCTCTGCGAGCTTTTTTAGATGTTCTACTCTCTCTTCTACCGTACCGTGAAATGCCTCGTAAGCCTTAAACTCTTTACCGTCCATATTATATTTCAAGAAGGTTAAATGTCCGTTTGTTTTATCAATAGCAAGCCAACCAATGTCACGAGTCTTCTCTGAGTGTGCGTAGGCTCTAATCTGGTCTACGTAACCAAAGGGGTCATCGTTGAGTATGCTGCCTTCCTTAAACTTTTTAAAACCAAAAGCGCTGGCTGACTTAACGTCTGTCACTATACCGTCTATCTTGCAATCCATGTGACCTACAATACCACCTACCTTACACACCTTCTGTTCGTCGGTGACGCTGTGTCCTGCCATACGTGTGAGAAACAACAACATTTCTTCCACCATGTGACCGTACATAAACTTTACATAAGTGTGTGGTTCAATCTCTTCCTTATCTGTACCGTGTATGTGGTTCCAGAGGTATTTGTCAGTGCGTCCAATGTTAGACAACCTAAGCGTCCGATTGTCCTTTCGCTTCTCTCTGCCAAACTCTGTACGCATTAGCTCTTTAATGTTCTCTCCGTACTTCTCAATCTCCGCCTCTACGTTTACTGATGGGTCTGCATCTTTTGTTTTCATCAGGGCGTATATATCGTCTACTAGAGTCTCAGTTGCTTTCATCTTCTAATTCCTTGAATCCTTGTATGGCTGCCGGTAAGAACAGTTTGTTTAACGGTATCAGGTGCATCCTGCTTGCGTTGTTGTCACCACCTGAGACTGACCTAAACTTATTAGCTTTGATTATCTTACGAAGTACTGAAGTCTCGAACACCAAGGTACAGTACTCTTCCTCTCCAACACACAGGTTATGGAACCAGTAGTCAGACTCTGTGGCTTCAATCCCTGAGGGCTTACCCCACGACTGATACTCGATACAGATGTTACCTGTATTCTGCCACAGCTCCTTTTCCGACTTAACTTCTATCTTCTTGTTCTGTAGCATATCGGCAACCTTATCTTCCCGTACCTCACCGTATGCTAAATCTAAGTCGAACTTCTTTCTGTCACTCTTAGTGGGTTTCACTCCAGTCTCCTCCGACTTGGTACTCTCCTGCCAACGGGCAGTTGAGGTTGTAGTAGTTTCCTGCCGCTTCAATGCAAGCAGTTGCGAGCCATCCAAACCTTTCTGCGTCCTTCTCTGCGACTTCCGTCTGGATTTCATCGTGTATGTTACCTATAAATTTATAATCAATCTTGTGCAGGGTAGCGTACTCATCTAACAGAACCAGTGCTTTCTTCATAACGATAGCCCCTGCGCTCTGTAGTAGTGTATTCAACGCCGCGTGTTCTGACCGTACAGTGACCCTTCTTCCATCCAATCCAAGAAGGAAACCTCTTCGACTAGCAACTGCAACTCGTTCTCGTAGCTTTCTAAGAGCTGGCGTATTGTTAAGGAACTTTTCTTTAAGTCGCTTACCAGCGCCTGCACTTCCTCCAACGATACTTCCGATTTTACTATCTCCTGCTCCGTACAGGAAAGCGTAGATAAAAGTCTTTGCTTGGTCTCTAGTTGCAATGCCCGCAGCCAACTGGTTTGCCGTGTGAATATCTCCATTGAGAATTTCATTAGTGTATCCCTCGTCATTCATGTAATGAGCAAGCATACGTAACTCTAAGCCGCTTGCATCCATACCTACTAGCTTGTAACCTTTAGGTACTATCCATACCTCTCGACACTCTTTGCCGTAGGGTGAATACCCTGCCGGAACCTGACCCATGTTTGGGCTAGAGTGTGTCATCCTGCCGGTTACTGCGCCATTGGGATTAACATAACCATGTACTCTACCATCATCCTTAACAGCGTCTAACCAGCTCTGAACCTGTGCAATCCGCTTCTGTACCATAAGGTACTCACCTATCAGCTCCGCTTCCGGTATACCCTTTACCTTTCTAAGAACGCCTTCGTCAACGATTGGCTGTCCTTTCTCTGTAAAGGTCTCTGGAACCCATCCGAAATATTGTAGGTAACGTCCTATCTGTTGACGTGAGCCTAAATTAAACTCTGGATAATCCAGTCTGCTGAATGGTGCTGTTGCTATCGTCCACTGGTCGCCTAGAAACTTAAGCCCAACAATCGAGTACGTACCGTCTTTCTTAACTTTGGGTGTAACTTCTTTGACAAATGTTGGTAACGGTTTGAAATTCTTATGCACCTCGTCCTCAAGGTCATACTTCTTCTCCTTCAGTTTTGCTAATAATATAAATGATTTCTCTTGGTCTAAAAGCCATCCGTTTTTAACTTGATTGCTAATAATTGTTTGTACCTGACTTTCCAAATCAAGGCTGCTAGTTCTAAAATTAGCAAGCGCTCGAAGTAACTTCTGGTACACCAATTCATTAACCCTAACATCTTGCTTACAATACTCCACCATGTCCTGCGAAAAATTAAGCCAATCACTGTGTTCTCCTTTCGGTTGTTGTAACAACTGTCCCCAGTTAGCCAATGAATGACCGCCTTGAAGTGATGGCTCTGCCAGTCTGGACATAACTAATGTGTCAGTCACTTTACACTTACTGAAGTCTACCTTGAGCAGCTTCTCTAGTACTGGTATGTCGTAACCAATAATGTTATGGCCGATAACTTCCAGTTCTTCCTGCTCTTCAATCCAATCCTTGAAACTAGATATGCTGTCTCCTGTCCACTCAATGTACTCCTTAGAGTGACGCTCATAAGCTATGATACACCATATCGTATCTGGGTCTAAACCGTTAGCTTCAATGTCAAAGACTATCTGCTTCATTTAAAACTCCACGTTATCCTCTGTGGGGCAAGCTGTCTCAATCATACGTCCAGATTCCTTATCGTAGTACAGATAACAAGCCGCACCAGTTAAACCAACAAATCTATTCTTCAATACCCTAACGCACGTAGTGTTGCGTGTGTCTGCGTCTGGGTGTTGCTGGTCTCTCTCTAATCCAATCACCATGTCACTTAACTGTGCGATAGACGCTGAACCTCTAAGCTCTCCTAAGCTAATCTTACCTCCATCCTCATGCGCCTTTGTACCTGATGGTCGTCTGAGGTGTGACACTAGGAACAATCCAATGCCTGTCTCTTGTACTATCTTACGAAGGTTAGTCATAATACTATCAATGGCTTTCCGTTCGTCGCCGTTGCTCTGGTCTGACACTACAATGCTGAGGTGGTCTAGGATAATCCACTTACAGTCTAATCCTTTAGCCATGTACCTGATACGTCCTAACAGGTCGTCCTCGCTGGTGCTACCCCAGTGGTCAAGCATAAAGATTCGTCCTGAACCCATAGTCTTATCCCAGTAACCTTTCTTCTCTTCGTCCGTGACTGTCTCTTTAACGTCCGGCAAGTGTAGCTGCTTGTTCGCTTCAATCGACATGATACCCAATGCTGTCTTAGGTACGTCCTCTTCCAATGCTAGGATACCAATGTTATCTTCCGTCTGTCCTAACAGGTAATGCTCCAGCTCTCTGACTATCTGTGACTTGCCCATGCCTGAGCCTGACGTGATAGTGACCAGTTCCTTCTGTCTAAAGCCGTGTGTGAACTCATTCAAGCATGACCAAGGATACGGAATGGAAACAGTGTTAGCCTGTTCCTGTAGCATATCCCATGTATCAGTACCGGACACAATGCCATCCGGTCTGTACACTTTAGCATCCCACCACGCCCTAGTGAACTCCTGTACCTTCTTAGCCTTGAGCATATCCCCTGCATCCTTCAAGGGCAACACTACGTTCTTAGCTTTGTTAGGTGTGAACAAGTTAAGCACTGCTGACGCTGCTTCCTGTCCTGCCTTGTCATTGTCGAAACAAATAACTACATTCTCGAATGACTCTAACCAATCTAGGTTAGCTTTAATATCCTTGCTGGCTCCTGATGCGCCCGACCTGATAGACACTACAGGCCATTTGCCGTCGAACATCTCACTGACTGCTAGTGCATCCGCTTCGCCTTCCGTGATAGTAATGTACTTACCACCTTCCCTGAATGCCTGCTGCCCGAACAACCCTACGTTATCAAAGTTACCTGTCGCATAGAAACCTTTCGTCTCTACCTGTCTAACCTTCGTCCCTGTCGGCTTGTTACTATCTTTATCATAGTAGGGATAGTGGTGCTTGACAATTTTACCCTCTGGTGAGAACTCCACAGTAACACCAAACTTCTGTGCTATACCCTGTGAGATTCTACGGTCTGGAATTGCCGCTATAACTCCCGTCATTTCATACGCCCTTGCTGTTGTACGTGGTGCAAAGTCAGAGGCAGTTCCATTGCCCTGCTCGTGGTGACCACAACCTGCTGAGAAACAGTAGGCGTGACCGTCAGAGTACCTTGCTAGATTGTTAGCTGAGCCACACGCTGGGCATGACTCATGCTTTACAAAGGTAGACTCATCCGTCATTAAAAATCCTCATTCGAGTCTGTCTGTTCCGCTACCTCTAATACTTTGACCTTGTTGAGGTATGTGCTAGTACCGTGTACTGGGTGCGGTGCGCCTTCCTGCCAGAGGATACGTACCTTAGAACCCCGTGGTACCCGACCAACAAACGGTGTGCCGTCTGCATTCTGAATGCCTACCTCAAATTTACTAGCGAACTTCCGCTGCTTGACACCTTCGTACTCCCGTAGCTTGACACCTCGTGAGTCTAGGTCGCTTGCCGACTCTTCGTCTAATGACAACACCAAAGAGAACTTACCAGTTGACTGACCGTTATACAGTTCATGCTCGGTTAGATTCTCGAACGCTACTAAACCTTCCAATACTTCTGCTGACATATTTATTACCTTTTATTGATTAATTAAAGTGTTACTACTTAAGTATACCTTAGTTAGTTACTTTTAAGTTTATTATAAAAGAACATAACATAAGTATATTATAGCATTAATTGTTACTCTTGTCAAACCCTAATGACTCTAAATCTAAACTTTCTTCGTTATCCTGCCAACCTAGTGACGCACCTTCGAACGAAAGTGCCGCACTGGTTGAAATACTCATACAATTATAACACAAGTCTAAAGGTTTGTCTGTATTATAATCCGTCCTCTTTAGCTCTGATTCCGTCATAATGGTGTCACACGCTTTGCATCTACTCACAATCCACCACCTCAAACAGTTCGTTATCATGTATAAATTTAGTAATAAAACCTAAGTCTGCTAGTGTCTCGTAAAGTATAACGTTACCTTTATTGTCTGTCTCAGGTTCGCCACTCTCGTCTACCTTTGCAAACTTTAAATCCTGCACTACTGTATAGTATTCTTTACTCACTTTGTATGCACTCCTATAGTGTCATAGTGTACCTTTTCGAAGTCACTTCGGGCCATGGTGTACAGGTCGTGCTGTATGTGCTGCGCCGCGGCCTGTTGCATCTCTGACACGCTCATGGCGTACATTAGGTACGCTGTAACCTCTGTAACTCTAACGTGGTCGTCGTCGCTAATCCAGTCATTCTGTTCATAGCTTATAAGTTGTTCTTTAATCTGACTCATTGTCCCAATTCTCCATAGTTTCTTTAATGCCCCAACAGAGGCACAGGATTAAACCCAAATAAAATAATGTCTCAATCATTCGTCTTCCTCTACTTCCCAAACGTTCCCCAGTGTAACAATAAAGAAGGGTATAAGCAACACTAAACCATCAAAGGCCATCACACTCATCTCATCCTCTCTAACTGTCCACACTGGGCGACTAGCTACGCTCTCGATGTCAAAACCAATGCCGAACCTTGGTTCTACGTTTAAAAACATTCCAAAAATATTAGTTTGCATTTTTAATCTTCCCGCTATCGTCTATTAAATCCTTCACAAAAACCCCATCTACCATCGTGCCCGTTCGATACTTAATGTCATTATAGGCGTGATACATACACTCAAACAGCGTCAGATTGTTCCTGTGGGCGATGTTAATAAGCACCACTAGTATATCACCTATATCGTCAATTGGCGTTAGGTCGCCATCTAGGGACAATCTAAGCTCTTCTACCTCTTCAACTAGCTTACTGAACTGCGCTATATCTGTACTACCCTCAATAAGGTTGCGCGCTTTGTGCCAGTCTAGGATTTTCTCTTCAATGTTCATTATCACCGCCATTCTAATCTTCCCCTCTGTAGTTTACCTGCTGTTTAATGTCTGCAATCACCTGCTGTAACTCCGTTA